TGATGGGGATGGGAACCCGGTCGTGGACCTGGACCTCGACATCTCGCTCAACGAGTCCAATCCCAGAGCCGTTTCGACCTGGCAGGCCATCGATTCCGGCGTCAAGCTCGGGACGTCCATCGGGGCCCTCGTGAAGTCCGCCAAGAAGAAAAAGGACGGCGGGCTGCGGATCTCCGATCTTGAGCTGCTTGAGGCAAGCATCGTCGGCATTCCGGCGAACCCTCGCAGCTGGGTCACCTACGCTGTCAAATCGCTTTCACTCGAGGAGATCCCCGAGGAAGAAGCCATCATCCTCGAGGCCGACGTGGAGCCCGAAGAGGCTGCCGTCGAGCCCGACATCACGTTGTCCGCCCCCGAGGAGCTTGACCAGACGGTCGAGCCAGACCTCGTGGAAGGAAAGACCCGGGTCACGGTCACCGTGACCACGGAAGAGCCGAACGCGCAGGAAGCTCCAGCTTCGGGGAGCGAACCTGGGGACGCGGGTCTGCTCGATGAGACTGCCGACGGGGACACCGCTGCGCTGGGTGACAACGTCACCCGCAGTGCTGACGATGTCCTTGCCGACGGCGTCGAGGTGGCAGGCGAGGAGAGCGAGGTTCCAGACGACATGATTGGCCTGAAAACGGCCGACCTTGCCGCGCTGGCGACCGCGCTCAAGTCCTCCCTGGCCAAGATCAGTGAACTGGAGAAGAGCAATCTCGAGCTGACGACGAAGGCCGCCGAACTCGAGGAGAACTTCTCCGCGGCACGGGAAATCGTTGAGCGCATTTCAAAGCTGCCGCTGGGTCGCAAGACCTATTTCGCGCAGGCGACCAACGACTTCCGGCGCCGTTTCCCCATGTATGACGAAGATTTCGTCAAGATGCTGGAGCGATAAATGGCACTCGACCCCATGCTCAAGAGCGTCCTCGAGACGCTCGAGGACGTCAGCAAGCAGCTGAACGACCTCAACAACGAGCCGAACACGGCTCCGCCGGTGCTGCAGGCGCCCAGTGAGGGGCTCACGCCGACCATCTCCCGCGGTGCCATGTCCCAGGCCGACATGTTCGAGCTTCGCCAGAAGCTGACGTCGAAGTCGACGTCCGAGCTGATGACGATGTTCAGCATGCAGGCCCGCAAGAGCGGGACCGGCATCCCGTTCGATTCCTGGGCCGCAGCGGGTGGCCAGCCGATCCAGGCTGCCATCGGCCAGGACCAGGAGCTGACCAAGCTCCTCGACACCGGCGGCGCCGCTGCGCTCATCCGGCAGGACCTCGAGCCGCTTCTCTACGCCCTCTTCGTCAAGCAGTTCCCGGCCTGGGAGCGCTTCGCGAAGGAGCCCGCGAACGGCCTCGTGCACGCCTACAACCAGATCACGGCGTACGGCGATGCCCAGTTCATGACCGAGCTGGGTACTGTCACGGACGACGTGACGACCTACGTCCGCAAGACGAGCCCGGTTGCCGTCATCGCCACGCGGCGCGGCATCTCGCTCAAGTCCCAGTTCGCGGTCGTGGCCGGTGGCATGAGCTACAACCCGGAGCAGATTGAGCTGCAGTCGGGGCTCCGCGCCATCGCCCACAAGATGCAGAAGACGATCTTCCAGGGCAACGCCGAGGCCACGGCGTCCGGCGGCACCGCTGCCGACGAGTACGGCCTCTACGACGCCAACTCGTTCACTGGCCTGCGTCAGATCCTGAACGTGGCGAAGGTGAAGAACGTTGACCCGACGGCGGCCACGCCCGAGGACATGCGCGCCGCCCTCGACCGGGCCGCGGAAGAGGTCATGAACCTCGGCGGTTCGGTGAACATCATCTGGACCACGCCGACGAACAAGGTCACCTTCGACCTGCAGCAGGACAAGAACGTCCGGTACATGAACTCGTTCGTGGATGTCGCAGTCGGCGTCCAGACGAACGCGGTCAATACCGTGTTCGGCCCGCTGCCGATTGCCACGGTGCCCGGCGATTCCATCGGTACGTACGCCACGGCGAACACCGACGGGTCGTTCAACGGTGGCGAGAACGTCGCGGACATGTACCTGCTCGACGAGAGCACCATCTCCCTGCCGTACCTCGGCAGCGATGGCCCGACCGTCCTCGACATTCCCATCGGCATCTCCGGCCAGCTGACCCATCTCTACATCGTGTTCGGGATGTGGGGACTCACGGTCAAGGCCATCCCGTTCAGCAACAAGGTCCGCGTCAAGCAGGCTTAGTTAGCTGACCCTGGAGGGGGAAGTGGCCCCCCGTCCCTCCCCCTCCAGCCCCACCTCGCCAGGAGGTGCGCCATCTACCTGACTCCGGACCGGTACCGGCAGGCTGGCTACGGTCTCGAACTCGACGACATTGACGATGCCGAGCTTCGCTCCGTGATTTCGCGGGCGTCCTCGCTCGTCAATTCCTATTGCGCTGCTCCAAACCTGCCGCAGCGGCACGACTTTCGCGGCGGCACGATCACGAACGAGCAGCACCAGTGGCGAATGGGCACCGACTACTACACCGGTACGCGCCGGGTGTACGTTTGGCACAAGCCCGTCAAAGCGATCAGTGCGCTCGACATCCGGATCACGAACAACTACAGCGTCTCGCTGAGCAGCACCGATCTGTTCATCAACAACAGCGAGGGCTACATCGAGGTCACGAGCCTGGCAGCGGTGAGCTTCGGCGTCTATCCGCTCGGCGTGGCCCCGAACCTCGGCCTGTACATCCCGGTCGCAGAAGTCGACTACACGTACGGCTGGACGTTCACCTCGACCAATGAGCCGCTCGACTCGTTCGACGCCAATGCCTACATGTCATCGCACATGAGCTGGCTGTCCGACCCGGTCCCGGTCATCAAGAAGAATGGCGCAGCCCTGGCGACTGGCTACACCATCAACTACGAGGAAGGGACCGTCACCCTCGCCGATGCTCCGCTGGCGACGGACACGTTCACGGCGACGTATTCATACAGCCTCCCCGGTCCCATCCAGGAAGCAACCGGCATCATCGTCACGTCCCAGCTGGGTGAGCGGGCGCTGGCGGGCAAGGGCCTGACCGGGCTCTCGACGCTACGCATCGCGGAGATCCAGATCTCGCGGACGGTGCGCCGGGAAAGTGACAGCCAGGGCATGGTCATCCCCGAGGCGGCGATGCAGCTGCTCGACGCCTACCGCTTCCATTCGGTGGGCTAACGATGAGTGGCTGGTTCACGGCGAACGAGCTGGCCAATCTCCGGTCGCTGGCCGAGATGGGCATGCAGAGCGACGTGACCATCAAGAAGCGGACGCCCATCACGAGCGAATCGGATCCAGCAAATGTCTACGGCGATGACGGTGTCACCCACGTCGAGTCGAATGTCTATTCCGAGGCCAACGTCAAGGGCTGGCTCTACTCCCAGCCCAGCCCCGTCATCACCGTCGTGGGCGGCGTCATGGCCCTCGTCAACACCTACCGGCTCTTCGTTCCGGTTGGCACGAACATCGAATCCGGAGACCACGTCATCATCGGCGGCAACGAGTTCATCGTCAGCGACACGGTCGCCGAGTCCACCTGGCTGCCCCTCCTCAACGTCAGCCTGCGGCGAGCCGAATGAGCACTGTTGCCGAAGTTATGCGGTCGGTGCGCCAGATCGTCGAAGACAAACGAGTGAGCGCAGACCGAGCCCTCGAAGTGTTCTCCCAGGAGGTCGCCCAGCAGGCTCGCAACCTGGCCCCTGTTCGCAAGATGTATTCGAGCAAGCGCAAAGGGGCTCGGCGCCGCAAGGGTTCGAACCCCAGCATCGAATTGGCTGAAGCGTTGTACGCCGGTGCCCAGCGGGCGGGCTACGAAATGCGCCAGGACACTGGGTATGTCGAAGCCGGGTTCCACTGGGAAAACCGCAATGGAGCGCCAGTCAAGGTCCAGGACTACAGGCCGACATATCGAGTCATCAACGAACCGTCAAAGGGCGTGTTCCGAAGGCGCCGCAACCAGGCCAACGTTGACCGCCGCAACAACCCGTCCTCGAAATACCGGGTGCTTGGTAGCGTCTACGAGCGGAAGAAGACGACGCGCATCGTCACGCAAACGGCCAAGCTCAAAAAGGAACGAGGAGCCTCGAATCTTCGAGGAGCAAAACCGAAGGCATCGCGTGACAGACCAACGACCGAAGTAACCACGGAGCGCGTAACGACGTTCAGGCGCCGCAAGGGTATGAACATTGACGTTACGGTAGAAAAAGGTCGTTCCGACGAACTCGAAATCAAGAGCGTCAATAGGGTTGGCAAGGGCATCCTTCGCAACATGAATGCTCGCCAGAAGTACGACGTTCTCCATGGTCGAGGACTTCGCATTGCGCAAGCTGGACGGGCCGGACGAGCCAAGCTTGTCATGGGCGGCACGCTCCGCAACAGCATCGAAGCCAACCGGGTCCGCCAATTCAAGCACACGGTCTCGACCGAGGTGGCCTATGCCAAGTACGTCGAATTCGGGACACGCTACATGGCCGCCCAGCCGTACATGACACCAGCGTTGATGAAGGCCCGCCACACGATGGCGCGGCGTGTCGCATCTCTGATGGAGGGGTAAGCGATGGTGGCTGGCATCGCGCCCATCAAGCAGGCCGTCGTGGCCAAGATGCGTGCGAGCGTGGCCCTCAAGGCTGCAGCCCGAGGCGGAATCCACGAGGGCATCGCTCCGCAGGGGACGGACTATCCGTTTATCCAGTACAGCATCGGCTTTGCTCCCTGGGTCTACACCTGGGACTCCGTCATGGTCGAGGCTCCGCTGGTGGTGTCCGTCTTCCACACCAACAGCGTCGAGGCCCATAACCTCGATGCGCTCGTTCTCGCCGCATTGCAAGAGGCGCCTCTTGCGGTGAGCGGGCAGTCCACCCTCATCTGTCGTCGCGTCGGAGACTTGTCATCGCAGGACGTCGATGAAGAGGGGAAGAAGATTTATCAGGTCGGCGGAGCGTACGAAATCTGGACCGACCAACCCCGATAAGGAGTTCCTGCGATGGCAGCTAACAGCAACCTCAAGCTTCACGGCAAGGACGCCGCCATCTACCTTGGCGGGGCCAAGGGCAGCGGTGGCGTGAAGGTCGCGGCCAAGACGGAGTGGACCCTCCAGCGCAACCGCGATTATGTCGACGCCACCGTTTTTGGTGACGTGAACAAGACATATTTGGCGGGCCTGCCGAACGTCCAGGGTACCTTCGCGGGCATCCTCGACGTCTCCGGTGACCTGCTTCTGTCGGCCGCCACCTCGGCCGCCCAGCAGATCTACCTCTACGCCGACGACGGCACCAACCTCGGCACCGAGCATCTCGTCGCGCACGGCCCGGGCTTCATCGATGCCTCGGTCAACGCGACGAACACCGATGCCATCCGCTACTCCGGCGAGTTCCGGGCGTCCGACGCCTGGGTCATCGACCAGACGTAGTTTCCTCTGGGGGGCCGGGCCTGACCACCGGCCCCCCACACCCCTCATCCTGACGGAGCGGGCGTATGAGTTTCTTCTGGCGCGAGCTGACCGGTAAAGAAGGCCGGGTGACCATTCCTTCCCTCGGTGCCGTCATCGGCATCATGGATAGCTGGAAATTGACGAGGCGTGAAGAGTCCAGTCCGGGTAATCCGGGTCTGCTGACTCTTCGCGCCTCTTTGTCGTATGCGAACAGGCTGCTGTTCGAGCAGCCGCTGGAGAAGTACGTGATCGTCCAGATCACGAAAGACAAGCACTACAGGGTGAAGTCCGAGCGAATGGCGCTCGTTGGCCAGGCCCTTGTGCTCGAGGAGGCTGAACTGTGCCCCGTGGACTGACCCCTGTTCCCGACCCGGAGTCCCCGTTCGAAATCCCGTTCCTGGAAAAGGAAATCGAGATCTCGGGCAAGACATTTCGGTTCCGCGAGCTGTCCGTCGCCGAGAACGACAGCTGCCTGGAGGCAGCGCGCAAGCCGGATGGCGACATCGACGGCCGCATCATGATGCGGCTGATGATGACGAAGTCAGCTGTCGAGCCCGCGCTCAACGCCGACATCATCAGCAAGCTCCCGAGCCGGGTCTATATCAAGCTGGCCGAAACGGTCAACGACATCAACTCCGCCGAGGAGGAGAAAGAGGGCGAGGAGGGAAACGCCTGAAAAACGACGACCTCATGCGGTTCGAGGTCGCTCGTTTGTTCTCGATTCACCCGTCCAGCATCCTGACTCTTCCGCTGACCGAGTACCGAAAGTACGCAGCGTATTACCTGCTCGTGAAGCGGAAGGAGCGGGAGGCCCTCCAGGGGGATGACCCCGAGGTATAGCCCGAAACGAGGGCTGTGGTGACTGACGACTTCCAAAATGTCGGCGGCATTGGCATCACGCTCGGCATCAACGATGAAACCGAAGCAAAACTCCAGGCGCTGGAGCAGCGGCTCGGGAAAATCGCTGATGCGCCGAGAGATGTCTTTGTGCGCTTCCGAGATCTTGGGCTCAAGGACATTGAGAACAAGCTCACGGCGCTCGAGCAGAAGGCATCGCAGATTGGTACGGGCCGCACCGGTAACCAATCTTCGCCCGAAGAGCAGGTCGCAGCTTCGCTCAAGACCACGCTCGACCGCTTCACCTCAGCCCTCACCAATTTCCAGGTCAAGCTCGACCCGAACTCCCTGTCCGCCATCACCACGGCGGTTAGGGATGGCTTCAGCACACAGACAACGACCGACGCCGTTGCCGCGCGGGGCGGGAATCTCGGATTCGGTACGCCGACTGATCCGAAATACCGCCGCAGTGACCCCGTAGCTGACGGTCGACGGGTAGCCAGCGACTCCGTTATCCGCGGATGGAACCGCGATACGTATGCCGCTGCTATCGACAAGAGCAGAGATCGCTCATCGTCTCGGCCACCGCAGGCCGGAAAGGCGACCCCCGCTCAGGCCAAGGGTGGCGAGCTGTCCATCGACGATTTCTACGCTGCCTTCAATCGCATCGCCGCAAATGCCATCAAGAAGCCTCGTGAGCCACGAGTTCAGGAAGTTCTCGAGCTGGTCAAGAAGGCTCCACCGGAAGTCCGCCGTCAGGTTATGGCCCCCGAAGGTCCGTACGAGCGGTACCGGGCTCAGGAAAAGGGCGGATTCAGGGGCGTTGGCTTCGGCTCGCCCCAGCAGCAGGAAGCCCGTGCAGCCAGTTCAGCGCAGACCACAGCTGATGCAAGGATCCCCTGCGATGTGTGCGGCAGACCGATTCTTCCTCGGGGCATGGCCACCCACAAGCGGATGGCTCATAAGCCAGTTGCCGAGCCTACGCCACCGCCTGCTCCGGCCCCTCGCCCTGCCAGGGCTGAGCGCCCAGCTGCTGGGGAAGGCCAGTGGAAGGGTGGCGTCACGCCGCCCGAGGCCCGTGATCCGGAGAAGGACGTTGGCGGCCAGTACCTGCTCCAGTCTGACCCCCGGGGCCGCAAGACTGGACGCCACCGTCGGGCGAACTGGAAGATGTATGCCCTGGCGGAAGATGTCGCCAGTGGCGAACCGTTCCCCGTCAAGGCTGGTATTGCTGAAGACGTTGAGGGAAGAGGGGATATTGCCGCCCGTCTCGGTCAGGCCGGGCGATACCAGGAGAGTGTCCGTTTTGCCCGCCGCATGCTTGCTCAGGGGCAGCGCCAGTCGTTCGTCGAGTCCGGTGCAACTGGACCGCAGCACGTCGAGCCTGTTGGTGGTCGCCGCGTAGCGGGAACCGGCAAGGAATACCGGGGTGGCGAGCAGGCCCTCGAAGGCATGGGGGCGACGCTTCGCAGCTCGGGGGAGATCCCGGCTGTCTTCCGGCGCGTGCTCGAGGAGTATAAGGCTGGCCAGATCGGGACATCCTTCCGCCTGCTGACGCCGGAAGCCGTCGCGGCGAAGGTCCCCGGTCCGTCGTCGCAGGCCGCGAAGACCGAGCGCATGCGGAACCTGCTGCTGCGTGGTGACCTGCTCCAGTCGTTGCTTGGTCCGACATTCGATACGCAGATCCGGCAGGTTTCTCCGACGGTTCAGCAGGGGCCGCTTGCTGGGCAGGGTCTCATGCGGGTCGGCGTCGACGAGGTCATCAAGCGCGAGCTGGTGCAGCGTCTCGGGCTTGAATCCGCAGATGCGCTGGAAAAGGATCCCCAGCTTCGCCAGCTGATGATCGAGCTGACCGACGAGCGGCAGCGCTACGGCCAGCCGAGGCTGCGAACACCGACCGAAGGCATGGCGATGTGGCAGAAGCCACCGTCGTTTGCCCGGGAGGAGATGGCGACGCCCATCGAGTTCTACAACCGCCAGGGGCAGAGCCGCGGGCGGGCCATGATCCGGCGCGACCGCGCCCGGGCCATGAGCGTCGTCGGCCGGACACAGCGGGCTCAGGCATACGCCTCGCGGCGCCGGGTCCACGAGCGGCTCGTTGGCGAGGGCGGCCAGCTGCAGCGTGGCCGGTTCGACAAGATCCTGACCCCTCGGGACCTCGACTACGTCGAGAAGACGCTCCAGCGCCAGCAGGAAGGCAAGGAGGTCACCTGGGAGGACAAGGCGGTCACCGAGCTGATGGGGATGCTCGACCTGTACAAGCTCGGGCCACGGGATCAGCGCGCACGAGCCGAAGATCGCGCACTTCCCGAGGTCAGCCGCTCGGACATCAACGAGTTCATGTACGGCAAGGCCATCCGGCCAGGAGAGTCGGCTACCGACTTTGCTGCCCGGGGTGGCATTGCCGAAGGAGAAACTGTCGCCCAGTACACCAAGCGCGGTGGCATGGGTCTCATGGGGCTCCTGCACCCCCGCTTCGGTCGCAAGAGCAAGGACCGGCGTGAGCTGGGTGGACTGGCCGCTCGCATCTTCAAGGCTGTCGGCGGCGAGGTCCGGACGGTCAGTGGCTACCGGGCCGAAGACGAGCGCGCCCGGCAAATGCAGCAGGAGCGCAAGGACTTCCCCACACCGAAATACGGAGCCAGGGTTCTCGGGCTTCGCCCAGAGGACATGGAGCTGTCCGAGGTCACGGAATACGAAGGATCTGCCCGGATCAGGAAGCTCCGCCAGTCCATTGCCATCAAGGATGCTGAGGCCAGGAATGCCCAGCTGACCCAGCCTGAGCAAACCATTTCTGGCGCAGATTGGTGGGCTGGAGAAGATCCCGGTAGGGCACCCAAGAAAGCTCTTGCTGTTCTTCCCGAACCAGGATTCAGAAATCCGTTCGGCAAGGGCGACATCGTTCCTCGCAGCCACGTTACCGGGCCGAATTTCAAACGGGCGAACGCCCCTGCGCTGGTTCCTGTTCAGCGAGAACTGACGGCCGAAGAGCGGGCGCGTTCACAGGCTGACGACGAAGCCGCGCTGCAGGAAGAGATCAGCAAGCTTGCCAATCTCTCGGACGAGGCTATCCAGTCCTACCCTCGAGATGTTCAGCGGCGCGTTCGTGGTGAGCGGGCCATCGCCCGGGCCACTCTTGGTGTGGCCAAGGAAAATGAGGTCGAGGAGGCTTCGGCTGCCTCGTTCAGGCCAGCGCCGGTTCGCGAAGAGCCTGCCCCGCCCATTGTCACCGTCACGCCGTCCCCGCAGGTCGAGCCCACCCCTACGGTCGAGGCTACCCCAGCGGCCGTACAGGCAGCGTACGACGCAGGCAACGTGGAGGAAGGGCAGCGGCTTCAGCGCGAAGTCGAGGCCGGAGGTAACGAAGCGGCGAAAGCCACAATGGCTGCAGCAAAGGCCGCGATGGCGGAAGAGCTGCGCGCTGGTGGCAGTGCTGGTGGCGGTGCTGGTGGCGGTGGATTTACTGGCAAGATCACGCTTGACGGCCAGCCGATTCAGGTCGATGTCGTCAAGAGCGTCCCCATCAAGATCGAGAATCCGGCTGTCATCAAGGAGACGGTCAAGGCTGCCGAGGCGAAAGACAAAGTCGAGGGCGCAAAAACCGGGAAGGCCGAAGATGCAGCCGAAGAGGCCACGAGGCAGCGTGCCCGAGTGGAGCGCGCTCGGTCGGCGGCCATCAAGACATCCGGGCGCGAAGAAGTTGGTCGCATCGAGGCCGAAGACAAGCAGGAAGCAAGGGCTGGCCAGGAAACGACCAAGCAGCGCGGCAAGGTAGAACGGGCCCGAGCCTCGGCAATGAAGCAGGCTGCCCGCGAGGAGATGAAGCGGCTCGAGGCCGAAGATACCGAACCAGTCAGGGCCTACAAGGCCCTCCGCTCCGAGATGGAGACCGAAGCAAAGGCCGAGGCTCGGGCTATTGCTCCAGGTCTTGCCCAGCGTCAACGCGAACTCGCAGCCAACAAGAAGGCTGCGGAGCGTCAGAGCGAGCTGGAGAGAAATCTTCCTGTTCGACGAAAGCTCATCGAAGAGGAATACAACAGGTACTACCCGACTGCGGCAGAGTCCGTTTCCGGTCTTGACGATGACCCTGACCGGATTGCGAGACTTCGTGGATTCGCAGAGGAACGGGGACATTCCCGATATCAGGACATCGTTCAGCGAGCCTCCGAGATTTACGAGGAGCAGCAGAAACGATTCGAGCAGCCTGAGTACGCCTGGGATGCAACGCTCAACGAGCTGACCCGCCTGTCGGAGACTGGCGTTTT